GCTGATTGTTGATGGAGTTTTCTTTCCATATTTGAACGGTTTAATCCGTAGGCATGTCCCGCACATGAAATCCGTCAGTGCCACGAATATCGATCAACCAAAAAGTGTGACATTCGTCCACATCTTCACAATACTCATACAAGAAGTGATTTTCGTCTAGATTGGCAGCATGATGAGCATCATCTGGTGTCAACTCGATATAGTATTTAAACTGCGACGAAATAAAGAAGTTAAACTCGAAATCGTCCTTGTTCATAACCATGTCTTGCTTTCCTTCATCGAAGAGAGGAGGGTCTGCAATCTTGAGGACTCTAGAATCGTCACTATCGCCAAACCTAAAACTACGATCACCTTGTATGTGCAGTTGAGTTAAATCGACTGCGTTGTTGCGTGTGTGGATCAGTCTCCTTAGGGAGATATTGGTGGCACTTACGTAAAATTTCCATTCCCGCGTACAGAAACAGTCACATTCCCCGTTACATAACCAATAGAAGATTTAGAATCTTCCGTCGAGTCTATAGTAAACCCGAAATCGGTGAGCGACGCACTACTTATCCATTCCTTAAGTAAAGGTCCTTGACAGTTCAACAAATTTGTAATATTCTTGAACCTACCACCCATGAGGAGTAATTCGGACCGAGAGGACGGTTTAGTAGACGTGCTGTACCAAGTGGTCATTGCAACAGAACCCGGTGAACCGGTTAAACTGTTAAATGTGAGCGAGATCTGCGAGAACTTGACTTCCGCATGACCTACAAGAGCACTCTTCAAGAGAGTGTTCAAAGCAAGGTTGTGGTTTGCTAAACCACCCTTGACTTCGACAGGAGACAGTTCGATTAGCTTAGATCGACTGGCTCCACTTGCTTGCTGTCTATTGGATTGTGGAGGTCGCCCTCCGCGGTTCGCCTTGGTGTTTCGACCCTTTGCTTTGCGAACCATTAGCTAGTATATTTTGTGCACGGGCAATACGTGCATCTAGCATGTCCCTGATAACGTCTTTTGTATCGCCGACGAGATGTCTGAAGTACCAGAGCAATTGCGCTTCCAACTCAGGGAGAGTTGTGTCGACGAGTTTGTGGCTTAAAAACCGAAAGAAAGTCTTGCTGGGGTCACTAGGGCGGGCAGTACCATCCTCAGAAAAGATCTGAGAACAAAATTCAAAACCTTCTACACTATCGTAGTACGTTTCGTCTTTAACCTTGTGTCCGATAGCTTCTAGACCATCTTTGAGTCCCGGGAAAGCGCGTTCAAAACAATCATCTCCTGCAGCATTAATGTCGAAAAGACCATCCTTTAAAAGTGGCTCTCCTGCCAAAATGCGGGCGAATAAAGAAGCACAGATTCGACCACGTGAGTTAGTCGAAGATGTGTTCTGATCGCCAGAGAGTTGTCCACCAAGAATAGTCTGTTCCCACATATGCCCGTTAGGCGTGATGAAAACAGAAGCAGCCACAAAATGTGCGTGTTGACGTGTAAACAAACCGAACACAGAATCGTTGGTAGAACCAGCGAGTTGTATTCTGAGTTTTGCGTCAAGCATGAGTTCCCAGTATTGCATAGACCAATCCCAACCGGATATGTCAGTGCATGAAATTCGTTGTCCATGTCGAAGTATTGAGCGAGCATTTGCTGCAAGAACACGCATGCCTTCGTCATGTAACCCCATTCCGGGTTTAGACGGGCAAGATTCCCAATTGGCAATCTCAGCTTTGTTCTGAGCGTTCGCGAGGAGTTTAGTTTTGATCTGTTCTTTCAAACTGACCGCGGCTATAATCCTCAACTTTCCAGTAGATATTTTCTTTAACGAGTGGGGTTCGTCTTTGATAAACACCTTTACAGGATCTGTCAAACCGTTTTGCACGAGTTCAACAGGCGACATAGACATAACTTCTTCACCGAATGATAACATCCGATTGAAATCGTTGGCTACACAGTCCCAAATAAAATCACCGTAATTCCTAAGTACCGTTACATTATCACAACCGAGTTCTATCCAGGGGTAACCTGGAACCGAATCAGAAACAATAGATTGCTCTATTTTGCTTCTGACGGAGTTAAAATCAGTACGGGTGAAGATGTGCGAACGGGAGACACCAAAGCAAGTTGGGACTCGAGTTCTAGGATACGCCTTTGAGCTTTTGAAAGCTTCGAGGATGGACGCTTCTTCTTCCGGGGTGGGGACTCGGTTTCCCGAGGAGAGACCGGCAGCGTGGATGTGGAGGCTGTGGGTTGTTTTGTCGGCTGTACGTTCCGGCCAGTACCAATTGTTGAGTTTTGGGTACTTTTTCCTTTCCGTTGCCGTCGGTTTACCGTGTTTGCCTGGGAATCCACCTGTGGGCTTGTGATATGTACCACAGAATCTGACGTTGACGTCTGTGGCATGTTCACGAGAGGGGGGGTTGTCGGTTGTCCAGTTGTATTTGCCGAAGATGGAGGATTTAAGGGCACTCCTGTCCCGATCCGAAAAGCCGACTCTTGTACGCGGTATTCCTTGCTATCGTTAAAACGAATGACTTTCTCGTCATAGAAGTCACGATCGTCTTCCTCTTCCCAAGACATTCTGCCTGCGAGAGATCGATAATGTTCGGTATCCATAGCGTAATCACGATCCTGATACACGTTTCCGCGATGTCGGATCGTAAAGCCGGTGTTTCCTTCACTGAATAGGAGGTAATCCTGTTCTGGTGTGTCCAATTCGTCGTCTTCTTCATCGTATAAGCTAAACAACCTCCTATCCCTTTGTCCGTTGCCGGGCGATTCCTCACGCTGGCGCACGAGGAAATCCAGAGATAGTCCATAATTGAAACCCATTCGACAAGTTTCCAGATGTATGCCAACCATAGTCCTGTCCCCCTTGATAATGGGGGTTCCACTAAACCCAGCCATGGTAGACGCCGTATGTCTGAACGACATTCGGTGATCAGGTCCATCGATGCAGCCAATAGCGCGGTGAATGGAGCCTTGATAGTAACCATATACTGACACAGCTGTCCCGGAGCCGGGAGTCGAGGCAAGTGTCAGCTGTTTACAGCCGAGTTGTGAGACCAGTTTGAGTGGAATGAGAATTCCACATAAATCCAGAGATGTGTTGAAGTAGGGAGTGTATGTCGGTAGCTTGATGGTTATTCCCGACGGGCCCAAAAGAATGCATCCGTTCCGTATATCTTGCAAAACATGTCTTGCGGTGATTAGGACGGGACGATTCTTTGGGCCGGGGAGCAACGAACCAAAACCCTTGTGTTGGCCTTCAGGATCCATAATCGAGATTAAGTGCTTGGGCCATTCATTCATCTTGATGAAAGTTGATCCATTTTGCACAGATTCTTGAGTACGTGCTGAACGCACTGCCACGAGGATTTGACGCAACATTTCCATCATCGACATTTCTTCAGGTACCTTTACGATATTCTGAGGAGCCATATGCTCCCTCAAATTCCAACGCTGATACAGCAAGTAGCAAATTTGAGGGAATAACAAAATCACACGTATTGGGAGGACCAACAGGAACGAGAAAAGTTCAATGTAGCCATCCGTGACGAAGATGAGTCCGTTATAAAATATGCTCCAGCTCGTTATCGTCAAGTACGATAACAACCGAAGAGTCAATGACAAACCCGAAAAGAACAGATACCGGGTCAAGTAGAGGAGCAGACACACAATGGAAAGAGTTAACCTTTGTGTATCGTTCAAGTAACTTAGCCGTGATATAAAATTCTTTAAGACCAGTACCAGCTGTGAATAAGCGCTTGAAAGCGGAAAATCGTTTAGAGGAGAGATAAAATCTCTCACTCGCCACCCAATCCGAGTGCAAGTCGTGAGCCCAAGAAACGGAAAGCACATGCGTAAAGCCGGCCTGAACCAAATCCTTTCGTTGTCTCGAAGGGACAACAGAAATTTGACACTTTCGGAGCTTATCCGAAAGAGTAAGGCCTGATTTAGC